TATTTACGTTCCTTCACCTCTGGTTTACCCTTGGCACCAACGATCCTGATCTTATACAAGCCCGGATTGTTGCCGGTCTCCGCATCTGGATCAGGCAAAGCGTCGATTTGTTCGGCACTCATCTTTTCCATTACCTTGAACATGACTTGAAAGGGTCCGCCTTCATAGTCTTGCTTTGCCTTGGCAATGGTATTGATGGTTGCCGACAACCAATCGGCCTTGGAAGCTACTTCCTTAGCATTGGCTTCCATGACCGCGCCGATCTCGTATTGATGAGGATCAATACGGGTCGGGGTTTCGGTTGCAGTCTGTGCTTTGGGATTTAAGATATTGTTAGCCATAGTTTTAAGCCTCTCTCACGACGAATAGCCACAAGCGGGTGCTTGCGGTCTATCAGTCTTTTTCACTTGTCAAACAACCTGACCTTAGAACGCATGAGCCCGGAAACCCGTAGGCCGGGAGTAAGCAAACGTCGGTCACAGTGCCCTTGAGCACCATTAATAGACTACCAAGCCATTGTGGCTAAGTCAAGGCAACATCTTGGCTTAACCAAGGTATTATTGCCTCAGTGTTGACACAGACATGAACCAAGCACTCCGTTCATATTGGTTTACAACGAGTATCTATAGAATAGCATCTGATACCTTACGTCACCTGCTATCGCCGTATGGCTAATGAAGGTATAATTGTAAGCTATAGATGCTATTGGTAGTCATATGCAAATGAAGAGTTTTAGGTTTCATCAATCGTCATAAAACCGGGTATAGGGGGCCGGGGGGTCTCAAGCGGGCAATGAATTACATTCCAAAAGTATCTCGGTATATTTTTATACGTAGTAATTTAGTTACCATTCTAGGCTACGATATAGTAAATAACCTATTCCAACTAGCCAAAGCGTAAATACTGCCCATACGGCTGTTTCCCCTAAGAGGGAAACAAGCCTTGCTGCCCAATCACCTGTTAGTTCCATTAATTGTCCTTACCAATTTGTGTTTCTTCTCATACCTTCTCATAAAATCTAGTGCCCAGGCCAGGGCGTCCAAATTAGCCTCGCTGAGCCGTGGGAGGTGCTTCCCCTCATCCTTCACGTTTAAATCGATCTACGGCTGCCCCGGACACCTTTACCGCCCTATTTAAACGCAGTCTTTCCCCCGATTGTTTACTCATCGGTTGATATTTAACAAAACGAGGTACTGGGCCTTCTTTTACGGATAATCTAGCTCCATAACCAATATTATCTATAACCAAGTCAAAATCTTGATTATCTCGATAAACTTCCAGCCTAGAATCAAAATCTTCACCATTTTTGATTAATTCTCTACAATAATCAAATATTGGAGTATTTGAGGTATTTGGAATATCTTTTCTATTAACTTTGATTACTTTCATTTCAAACCTATTTTATTGACAATATTATAATATACCTGTATAATAGACCAAAGTCAATAAGGAATACTACTATGCCCGCAGGCTACGAGAAGATAAGAGATGCTTTTGTTGCTAAGGGTATGTCTTTAAAAGCTGCTAAGACTAAGGCTGCTAAGATCTGGAATAGTAAACACAAAGGAGCTTCTGCCGTAGGCAGAGGAAGGAAGTAAATGATGGCTAAAGCTATAGATTGGTTCTTATGGGGTGTCTTTATGGGCATGGGCTGGCTTATCAGCCAGAATGTCTTGACCTTCATAGGTTCCTTAATGCATAAATAACAAATAAAAGGAATAACAATGCTTAAAGTTAAAGATCTCGCCACTGGTGTAGAAGTAGAAGTAGAAGTACTAACCCCTGAACAAGAACAAGGTAAGCTTGAAGGTAAGCTTCATGTTGAGGAAGTAGTTAGCTAATGGCTAAAGCTTCCGCTGCCAAGAAGGCAGATATGGCTAAAGATAAGAAAGCTGGTATCAAGGAAGGTTCTAGTAAAGACAAGAAGAAAGATAAGAAGGTCAAAGGATATTAATCTATGGACGAACTTAACAAGGAATTAACTGGTTACGCAGATTATGGAGTTCCTTTTGGGACTCCTAATGATCCTAAGAACCATCCTGCTTACAATATGCCTAAGTCTAGTAAAACTGGCTTAGGTCTAATTCCAATTGGTCCTAACCATGATTTAGGAGATGAATAAATGGCCAAGGGCAATAAACGTCCTAAGAATGATAAAGCTAACATGAAGAAACCTAAACCTAAGGAAGAGCCTAAGACCGAGCTAACAGGGTTTGCTGCTTTGTCTGCCTTAAAATAATATGCTTCCTGAAACCTTGGGGATTGGTGCTGTTACCCTAGTCATAGCTATAGCAGGCTCAGTTTGGTCAATGGCATGGTGGCTTAATGGCCATTTTACTAATATCAGGAAGGATTTCTTAACTCTAGGAAAAGAAATCATTGAGAAATTAGAATACCACGAGAAACACGATGACCTCCGTTTTCATAGTATGAGTAATGAAATCTGGGAATTAAAACTACGTAATGCTGCTATCCGAGGTATTGTCTTAAATAATCCACCTGCAAATCCACTACAAAAAGAACTCAAAGAACACTTTGAAGAAGAAAGTTAATTTTATATGTCTACTATGTACATCACCGAATTTGCTGATGTAGGAAGAACTGGTGGTGTTGTCGCCGTCGCAGCTATTCCTGCCACAGCAAAACAGAATATCACCTTCACCGCGACTCCAGGTCAATCTGCAGCCTTTCAAAACAATACTAGATTAGTTAGAATTCATGTCGATGGTATTTCTTCCATTCTATTTGGAACTAATCCAACTGCAACAGCTAATGTTGATGCTAGAATGACAGCAGGTCAAACTGAATACTTTGATGTCTCTACAGTTATGTCTCAAGGCTATAAAGTATCGGCGGTAACCTCAACATGATGATTACTCCGGGTCCTAGCGACGCTTCTGCAATCTTTGCCCTGCTAACTGCTATTTCTTCTCCTGAAACAGCTAAGGCTAGTCTTCAAGAGATCCTTAAAGCTACTCAAGACTACCAGACATTAGTTGAGACTTCTCAAGCTGATCTAAAGAAGACTAAAGATGATCTTGAGATTCAGAAAGCTGATGTAGAAGCTAAGATAGCTACTAATCAAGCTTTAGTAGATAGTCTAAATATTGATTTGTCTAATAAACAGAAACAATTGGATAGTGGTCTTAGGTCTCTCTCTAAAGATCAGACTGATCTAGTTACTAAGCAAATGGAACTTGATTCACGTGAAGTAATTATCAAAGAACACGAGACTTCTATTGCTGCACGTGTAAATGCATTGACAGCACAAGAAAAAACTACAGTAAGTTTAGCTAATACAGCTCAGAAGCTTAAGTCTGATTATGAAGCTAAGCTTGCGGCTCTCCGTTCTATAACAAGTTAATGCTGCACAAGCATTACTCACCCTCGCCGCTTTGTGCAGCGAATAACTATTAAAGGAAAAAACTATGGCTCTTTATGGCGTTACAAACGTTTCAGCTACTACTCCGACGCTTAACAACGTCGCTACTACCGTTAAAACTATGCTACAAGCGGCGGCTGCCACTGCAACTCTAAAGCGTGCATTCATCTATGAATTTGATGTCGGCGCAAGTGGAGTTCCAAATGCAGTAGATTGTGAATTGGTCTGGACTGTTATTCAACAGACTACAGCAGGTACTGGTGGTGTCGCTCTTACCGTTAACAAGATGGACCAAGCCGATGCAGCTTCTGGTACTGTCTGTATAGGATCTCTTACTGCAGAACCGACCGGTGCAGAAACCGGTGTCATTTGGACACTAGGTGCTAACCAGCGTGCTTCGTATCGTTGGGTGGTAGCTCCAGGTGGTCCAGGTGAAATCGTTATTCCAGCAACTAACCTAGCCGGTTATGGCATTCGAGCTAAGTCTTCGAACTATGCCTCGACTGTCAACGTCGGTATGCTGTTCCGCGAATAATGCGAAAAGCCTTAACCGGTCTCGGCACTTTGACGGAGCCTTATGGTTCCGTCAAGGAACGAGCTACATTCACTTGTGCGCATTGTCAAGCAATTCGCCATGTCAAACCGTTTTGCGATCCCGCTGACCTTGGCGGGCTTTGCAAGATTTGCATGGGTGTAGTTTGTGAGAAATGTGTTGGAAAGGGCTGTGATCCATTTGAAGAAAAACTAAAGCGACAAGAAGCTAGGGGTCGATCCTTGCGTTCGATGAATCTATGAGTGGATATTTAATAGGGCCCAGTGGAGTTGTACCGCCAGCAGGTAGTCCTAACCTTATTATGCTTGATGGTTCTGCTCAAAGTAACGGTGGTGGTACTGTGAGTAGTTGGAATGTTACTACAGCCTCTACTACGGGCAGCAGCAATATCTTTGTGCTGACGACATGGGTGCCGTCCTCCACAGTCACCGTTCTAACTGTTGCCAGTGCTGGTAGCGTACTTTCGTGGTTACCTCGCGCCTTTTCAACTGGCAATAATATGGAATTATGGACGGCAACGGCCAATGCTCCGATAAGCAGTCATGCCGTAACGATTACTCTAAGTGCCGCCGTCTCTTTTCCATCGGTCGGCGTGGCTTCATTCAGTGGCGTGAATATCGCATCACCCTTCGACGGATCTGCGTTGACGGGTAGCACAGCTCAGAGCATCACGACTACAAATGCAAACGACGTAATCCTTGGGTTCATGAGTACGAGTGGTAATGCGCCGGTGAAGGGCACTCAATTTCAAGACCTCTATAATACGGCCGATTTCAATTTCGGCGAATACAAAATCGTCACGAGTCCACAGACCAGCCTGTTAGTCGATTTATCGTCCGATACTATTATCAACACCATCGTCCAAGCAGTAAAGAGCGCATGACAACATTCGGCATTTTACCCCTTGGCGGCGGCGGCTACGTCACTGGAATAGATATCGCATCCGATGGTACGGCGGTTACGAGAGCTAATACGGGTGGTGCTTGGGTAAGTTCGAATTTAAGCGCCACGCCTGCGTGGACGCAAATCCTTACTTCAAATTCACTTCCTGCAAGCGCTGTCAACATACTCTCAGGCCTTACCGGTGTTAATGAGATTATGATTGCCAAGAGTGCGACATCTAACCTCTACATGAAGTTCAAAGGCTTCATGCTGACATCCAGCAACAGAGGAGCGACGTGGACTGATACCGGATATACTCAAGATAGTAGTGATCCAAACAACCCTAACAGCGGTTCGATGGGGCCGCTTATCGCGGTCGATCCTGCAAATAAGGACATTGTTTTTACTGCCGCCCCCAATGTTAGCATGTTTAAAACTGCGAACGGCACTCACACGCCAACAGCGACGTGGACAGCAATAAGCACTAGTTCTGTTCCGGCCTCTTCAAGCTTTACTGTTGTTGCATTCGATCCATCGTCGTCGGTGTCAGGTGGTGCGACTCAAGGAATTTATGCGGGTGTATACGGTAGTGGTGTGTATCACAGCACAGATGGAGGTACCACTTGGGCTTTAGCTGCCGCTAGTGGACCAACTTCTCCTGTTACCATGACGATTGATCAGTTTGGCGTTGTCTGGATCGCTGATTCATCCGCCACCATTTGGCGGTTGCTTAGTGGTACGTGGACTCATATGACTGCCTTGAATGTCAATGAGCCTTACGGTTCTGCCGTTACTGACCCAGCCAGTGGTTCTCAGGCCACAAGTCATGTATTCGCCATACATTATGATGGCCGAGTCAATGTCAGCACCGATGGCGGTGCAAATTGGTCTGGATTATCGCTTGGTCCTACTGGTACATCCACGGACATTCCATGGCTTGCCGCGGCGATCGGTGGATATCTAAATTCCGGAGGAAAGGGGATTTTCGATCCGGCTCTCACTGGAAAGCTTTGGGTAGGTGGGGGGGTTGGAGTATTCTCCACTACACCACCAACTGCCAGCGTTACTTCTACAGTTGTAAACTGGACCTCTGCAACAGCCCCGCAGGAAACTCTGGTTAGTAATGTGGCAGTGGTGCCGCCGGGCGGTGCACCGAATATATTTTCTTGGGATAGAGAAGCTTTTAAGACGGCCATTGGCACGTCTTACCCACCGCAAATGGGTTATCCCACCATCGGTTTCATTATGGGTGGCTGGGCGGCGGATTGGGTAGCTGGTTCATCCTTTTCTCCGGCAAAGATGGCAATGCTTGTTGTCAGTAACGTGGGGGCCCCTCCGTGGCTTGATCTTTCAGGAGTTTCAACCGATGGCGGCGTAACGTGGGTTCCGTTCGGTTCAACCAGTTCAACCAGTCATAGTATTGGTTCGGGATCGTTGACATGGACGGTTGACGCTGGTCTCAGTCTTACAGCGGGCGATAGCATACAGATAATCCGCGCCTCTGATGCTTCCAAATATATGGGAGGCACCGTCACTTCATACAGTGGTACTACATTAGTCACTGATATGACCTACTACCTCAATGCATCATTTGGAGCGGGGCCATTCACTGACTGGATCATTCACAGCATCCCTTCTGCTACCATCAACTCAAACAGTGGTGGCTGCATCGCCGCTGCAAGCGACACAAATTTCATCTGGTTGCCGACTTTTGACTCAACCTATGTGTATAAAACAACGGATGGCGGGAAAAATTGGACCAAGGTAACGATTGCCGGAATACCTACTTCTTGGGTAACAAACACACAGAGCCAAACTCTGCCTGTTGGGGCGACCGTAAACATAACGAACATAGGAACGGGCTTGGTATTCCCGACTGGTAACGTAATAACGATGGGGCAGGGGGATGGTGTCACATTAATTAATTATATTCAGGGGACGGTTGCGTCCTACAATCCAGGCACAGGTGCGTTATCCATTACAGTTACAAGTCAACAAGGATCGGGAACAATTTCTAATTGGACCGTTAGGCAGACAACGGGATGGGGGCCTTTTGCCGCTAATAAGGCCACTAAGCTTTGCACGGCGGATCGTGTAGATGCCAATACGTTCTATCTGTACAATTACCTCATTCCAGGCGTTTATAAATCTACTGATGGTGGCGCTACTTGGGCGAAAGTGTATTCCAGTTCCCTAGGAGGATCGGCGGCTTATGGCGGGGTATTGAAATCGGTCCCAGGTAAAGCTGGTCATTTGTTTTATTGTGACATTATTGGCGGCACTCCCAAGAGATCAACGGATCATGGTGCGACGTGGACCGTCGTCAAAGACGGGTCTACCGATTTCAGTAATACTACTGCATTCGGCTTTGGCGCGACATTCCCAGGTCAGAGTTACCCAGCGATCTATATTGCCGGATTTAATGGGACTAATACTGTTCCGACTAATTATGGCATTTGGCGATCGATCGACAACGCCGTGACTTGGACAAAATTAACAGATTTCCCTAATGGGGTGGTGCAGATCGTCAACGACTTGGACGGAGATAAAACAACTCCTGGGACAATCTATGGGGCTACTAGTGGGGCTGGTGCTTGGTACGGTTTTGATGCCGTCAGCGTAACTGTGCCAACTATCGGCTTTCCCGTGATTCACGACCATGGTAAGCGCCACGTTAAGATGATCGGCTACTAAAGTGGTACAGCCGGTATGGGGCATTCCTGCTCCCAGTAAGGAATATAATCTTCCTGCTGCGAAGCCAGTTCATACGCAGGCAACAACATTTGCAGCTCCATTTCAAAATACGACTCGCAGAGGTTGGTGGCAGCCCCTCTCAGTAGCTGCACCAGTTGCTAAGGCGCAGTTAGGCAGTTCATTTGTTCCTTTTAATAAGGTACAAATTGCAAGCAATCCATTAGGTTGGCAACAAGCTTTATCTGGTGCGCCGTCCGTAGCGATTGCTCGACAAGGTAATAGTTTTGTTCCGTTTAATACGAAACAGATTTCAAATAGTCCGTTAAATTGTTTTCAACCTCTTTTTGGGGCCCCGCCTGTCGCGCAGGCTCAACAGGGCTATGTTTTCGTCCCTCTTAATACGCCGCAGATTGCCACGACTGCAAGTAATCCGTGGGGATGGCAACAAGGACTTTCTAGACCTCTTGTTACGCCAGTTGTTAATAATTCGGCACCGACATTTATAATACAACCTTTCGCAGTACCTTCAGGTTGGCAAAATCAATTATCTAGTGCTGTTTCAATACCTAAGGCACAGGCTGGCAGTTACTTTGTACCGCTTAGTTCTGTACAAGTTGCTGCAACACCGCCGCCTAACGGCTGGTTCGGGCCTATTAGTCCTGCAGCAAATGTTGCGATTGCGCAACCTACCCAAGCCACTACGTTTGCTATACCCACTCAAATTAGTAATAGCATTTCTCAATTCGGTTGGTATTATCCGCTTTCACAACCGACACCGGTTGCACAGGCTCAGCAGGGATATACATTTGTTCCATTTAATACGGTTCAAATGCTTCCGCAGATTATACCGTTATTCTACGATGCCGGTGTACCGCGAACAGCTACTGTTTACTACCAAGCTTTGTTCAATCCATTATCCCCGATTGTACAAACTTCTAATACAGTTACACAAGTATCTTGGCAACAGCCGCTTTCGGTAGCTGTTCCGACTAATAAAACGGTTCAAACTCAAACGTTTGTACCTTTTAATACTATTCAAGTAACGGCCGTTACTTCTCAAGGATGGTGGCAACCTTTATCAGCAGCGGTTAATACAGTTACTGCGAACTATACTCAACCGATTTGGGTATTAGGAGCATTTCAGACTCCTTCGCTTGCTTGGCTACAACCGCTCTCACAAGCGGTACCCGTTGCAAATAGCCAGAGTGGATATTCCTTTGTTCCATTTAACACAGCTCAAGTACAGCCTGCCGGAATTTCTGGTATGGCCTGGTATACTCCATTAGGAACAGTAGCTAAGTCTATTCCAACTGCCACACAGGGCATATCGTTTGTTCCATTAGATACTGCTCAATTAGTGCCTCCTCCCGACCTCTTAACGCATTATTTACCTTTCTTAGTAACTATAGGAAAACTTAAGTCTTTTTAATGAAACCTAAATCCGAGATACAAAAGACTAGAGATGATCGACGTAAGTTAGCTGAAAGTTCCTTAGAGAGATTTATTGAATTAGTTCATCCCAAACGGTTGTTAGGTAACATACATCGTGAAGTAATTCATTGGTGGACTTCTGATGGTGCTAAATCTCACCAACTACTTCTGCTACCTAGAGATCATATGAAGTCAGCTTTAATCGCTTATAGAGTTGCCTGGGAGTTAACTAGAGATCCTACATTAAGAGTTCTATATATTTCATCTACTTCTAACCTTGCTACCAAGCAATTGAAATTTATTAAAGATATCTTTACAGATGACGTCTATCGGTTATATTGGCCTGATATGGTTATCAAAGATGAAGCTAAACGAGAGAAGTGGACGGAACGAGAAATATCGTTAGATCATCCTAAACGTCGAGAGGAATCAATTCGTGATCCTTCTATCTTCACCGCGGGACTTACTAGTAACATTGTTGGCATGCATTGCGATATTGCCGTGCTTGATGATGTGGTGGTACAGAGTAATGCTTACCTCGAAGAAGGACGACAAAAAGTAATAGATCAATATTCTTACTTATCTTCTATTGAGACTGTAAATGCCCGAGAGTGGGTGGTTGGGACTCGATACCATCCAAAGGATTTATATTCTAGTCTCTTGGAAATGGAAATAGATGAATACGATGAAAATGGTGACAAGAAAGCTTCAACCTCTCTGTTCGAAAGTAAAGAATATCCTGTGGAGACTGCAGGCGATGGTTCAGGCCAATTTTTGTGGCCTAAACAAAGAAGATCTGATGGCAAGTGGTTTGGCTTCGATGCCGACATTCTCGCCACCAAAAGGGCCCAATACCTTAACAAAATCCATTTCAGAGCTCAATATTACAACGACCCCCACGATGTGGATAATTCACCCATACAGCGGGACCTGTTCCAGTACTACGACCAAAACTACCTTTCCAAAAGGGATCATCATTGGTTCTTCAAACGGGAACGTCTTAATGTATGTGCAGCCGTCGACTTTGCTTATTCCACTGGTAAGAAGTCTGATTTCACTAGCATTATTGTTCTTGGTACTGACTCTTTTCACAATTATTATATATTAGAAATAGATCGTTTTAAAACTGATAGAGTTTCGGAATACTTCAATCATATATTGAAATTATACGATAAATGGGGTTTCAGAAAGATTAGATGTGAAGTTAGCGTAGCGCAGAAGGTTATCGTTGAAGATCTCAAAGAAAACTACATTAGAAGGAATGGATTATCATTAAGTATCGATGAGTATCGCCCTTCGAGGTGGCAAGGCTCAAAAGAAGAAAGGATCTTCTCAATCTTAGAACCGCGTTACGCGAACAGACAGATTTGGCATTATCCTAGTGGTAATTGTCAAGTCTTAGAAGAAGAACTAATATATAGCAATCCTGCCCATGACGATGTCAAAGATGCATTAGCATCGGTAATAGACTTCGCAGTACCTCCGATAGATTATTATAGAATGAGTAAGACTAAAATACCTGAATTTACCTATCATGCCCGTTGGGGAGGTGTGGCATGACCGGAAAGGTTATGGCCCTAGAGAATGTAATTTCTCCAGACTTACTCGCAACTAGACTTACAGAACGCTATATTCAATGGGATACTCTACGCCAAGTAGCTAAGAATGATTGGGAAGAGATAAGACGTTATGTCTATGCAACGGATACTACCCAGACTTCAAATGCCTCCCTTCCTTGGAAGAATAAGACGACAGTCCCTAAACTTTGCCAAATCCGGGACAACCTATTTGCCAACTACATCGCCACACTCTTTCCCAAGCGGAAGTGGCTAGTTTGGGAGCCTGAGAATGAAGATGCCGCTGATGTTGAGAAACGTGACTCCATCATCAACTATATGTCTTGGGTAATTGAACAACCTACTTTTAAGTCTGAGATGGAAAAGATCATCCAAGATTACATCGACTTCGGTAATTGTTTTGGTACTGTCGAATGGGTGGATCAAAGAGTAGAACAAACTGATAAAACTCAAGCTGGTTATGTTGGTCCTGCAGTTCGACGTATCAGTCCATTAGATATAGTATTTAATCCTACTGCTGAGAATTTCATTCAGTCTCCTAAAATAGTCCGTTCCCTAATTTCTTTAGGTGAATTAAAAGATTTATTAAGTAGGATGTCTAATGATGAGAATCAAGCTGAGTATGAAGCTTTATATGAATACTTAAAGAAGATTAGATTCCATGCCCGGCAATTTGAAGGAGACTGGATCCAGAAGGATCGTCTCTATGCCATGGATGGTTTTACTAACTTCCGTGCCTATTTAATTTCCGATATGGTTGAAGTATTAACTTTCTATGGAGATTGGTACGATCCTTATACGGATGTCTTTGAAAAGAATCGTGTTATTACGGTGGTCGATCGACACAAGCTGATCGAGAATAAACCTAATCCGTCTTTCTTTGGCTATCCTCCGATTGTCCACTCTCCTTGGCGCCGTAAACAAGATAATTTATGGGGTATGGGTCCTTTAGCTAATCTTGTTGGTATGCAGTATCGCATGGATCATATCGAAAATATGGCTGCCGATATCTGGGACTTAGTCACATACCCAGTTCAGAAGGTTAAAGGTTTCGTAGAAGAATATGTATGGCAACCAGGTGAGAAGATCTTCGTCTCTGAAGAAGGGGATGTAGAATTAATCCAACCTGAAGTCCAAATCATGCAGTCTGACATGAAGATCGAGAAGATCCAAATGCAGATGGAAGAAATGGCGGGAGCTCCCCGTGAGGCTATGGGCATTCGGTCCCCGGGTGAAAAGACAAAGTACGAAGTACAGCGTCTAGAGAATGCCAGCTCTCGTCTATTTCAAAATAAGATTAACCAGTTCTCTGAGCAAGTTCTGGAAATGCTACTTAACTACATGCTTGAGTTAGCTCGTAGGAACTTATCAGGTGCACTAACTATAAAGGTATTTGATAATGATCTCAATGCTACCACGTTCCAAACACTTACAGTCGATGACATCACAGGAGTTGGTCGAATTAAGCCAATTGGAGCACGACACTTTGCTGAGCAAGCTGAGCTCGTGCAAAATCTCACTGCCCTCACAGGTTCAAATCTATGGGCTACTGTCCAACCTCACTTCTCCGGGGTTACACTTGCAAAGATACTCGAGTCTGTCTTCGACCTCAAAGATTACCGAGCAGTCACCCCCTACATTGCCCTCGCTGAACAAGCTGATGGACAACGAATGGTTCAAGCTCTTCAAGAACAACTTCATCAGGAAATGGGAACTGCCACTGGAATTGGACATGATTATGATACCAACACTCAAGGTCAATTCTCTCCGCCTCCCCAAACTCCAGCTCGCCCTGGTCTAGGATTGCAGCGTAATCCTCCAGCTAATGCCACTCCAACAGGAACTTTAGGGACTCAATAATGTCTGAATTACCAATGCAACAAGAGGACCATCCAGCTTATGATGTTCCGCCTCCGACTCAAGATTATAGAGCGAAGGAATTACCTTTGAGTATGACACCTAATACTGGAAATCAAATGATCTCTGATCGCGCTATGTTCCAGAAGGCTGCCAATAAAGGTAAGAGAGCTAAACCTACAACTGGTTATTAACTATGATTACTGCTTGGACCAAGCATTTAAAGACTGACGAAGACAAGGAAAAGTTTACTAAGAGTTTAAAAGCTGCTCGACATGTTTTAGATCGATTGCAAGCTCTCTTAGATGAAGAGAAAGCCGGACTAGAGTCCGCAGAGATAAGTCCTAAGATATATGAGGCACCTAATTGGGACTATAAGCAAGCTCACACCAATGGTTTTAAAGCTGCTTTAAGAATGGTGTCTAAACTAATTACCCTAGACCAGGAGAAGAAACATGGCTGACAGCCTATTAGATAATACACAGGTTGACCAAACCAACGAACGCGACGAACTCCTCAATAAATGGAAGGACAAATCCAAAGAAGAGATTCTAGCAGCAAAGGTAGAATCCGATCTTTTTATTAAGACTCAAAATGCTCGTTTTGACAATATTCGAGAGGATTATCTTAAGTTAAGAGAAGAGGCTACCGCGAAGGCCTCGTTAGAAGAATTAATAGCTCGACAAGAGAAACTTCTTGCTAACCCGGAACAGACCCCACAATCACCCGTGGAAGAAACCAAGCCATCGATTAAGCCTGAAGATATTGATTCCATTCTGGAACAGAAGCTCACAGCACGTGAGAAGCTGATTAAACAGACTGAAAATTTCAATATGATTAAGGCAAGACTAAGGGAACAATTTGGCGATAAAGCCTCAGAAATTCTCAAACAACGTATGGATACGCTAGGCTTAGATCAAGCTTTTACCGATGATCTGGCTAAATCCCATCCCTCTGTTTTTATTAGGACATTTGGATTGGATGAAGTTAAACCGTCTACTAATGTAGCTCCACCGCGCTCTAGCTTGCGAGCCGACAAGTTCGCTCCCACAGTGCAGAAGCGGGATTGGAACTATTATCAGGAATTGAATAAAAGAGATCCAAGAGCGTATCTAGACCCAAAAATCGCTATTCAAATGCATAACGATGCCATCGAATTAGGTGACGCATTCGGTATGCCTACGAATTAATTAATCTAAGGAGACTTCATTATGGCAGGTTTTTCCGACGCCAATAATCAATATCTCATTAGAAGTCAACTTTGGTCACGTCAGATCAAGGAACTTCTACTTGACGAATTGAATGCTATGAAGTTTGTCAAGGTTATTCAAGACTTCCCAGATGGCTATACAATTAACATTCCGTCTATCGGTGAAGCAGAAACGCTAGATTTCACAGAAAATCAAGCGGTCAAGTACAGTTCAATGGATACTGGTAATTTCCAGTTCTCATTCGATCAGTACAAGTATTCTGCGCATTCGATTAGCGAAAAGTTCAAGAGGGATAGTTTCTACTCGTCCGACGTTATTGCTGCATTCGTGCCGCGTCAACATCGGTCTTTAATGGAAGCCGTGGAATCTCGCATCTTCGCTATGGCGAATGCTGGACAAACTGCTAGCAGCCCTAACATCATCAACCTCGCTGACCACCGTTGGGTGGCAAGCGGCACAGGTCAATCTATCGCACTCTCTGACTTTGCTCGTGCACAATATGCACTGACCAAGGCTAATGTGCCATTAGTTAACTTGTGTTGTGTTGTTGATCCTTCAGTTGCATATACTCTTCAAACTCAAGCCAACCTCGTGAACTTACTCTCTCCCATGCAAATGTGGGGCGATGTAACTCGTGATGGCATTATGACGGGCTTTAAATTCCGTTTCAATGTCTATGGGTTTGATATCTACGTCTCGAACTACCTGCCGCCTATTGCTTCGGAAACGATCAATAGCGTTGCAGTAAGTGGTGGCGTATGCAACTATTTCTTCTCTGCAACCCCCGGTGATACTACACCGTGGATTGGTGGCTTCCGTCAGATGCCCACTGTCTACAGTGAGTTCAATAAGGACTTGCAACAGGAGGAATACCTCACCATTGCGGAATATGGTTTCAAGCTTTACCGGCCTGAAAACATGGTTACCGTGATTACCGCCACCAGTGCAGTTCCAAGTTAAGGAGATATGAAATGGTAGCAGGTTCATGGTTTAACCAAGATGGCTTATACGTCCAGTATGGTACGCAGAAAGCCATCCCCGAAGTCGCAGGCGAGTATCTCGTCTACGGCGAAAATCGCGAGATTGAATATCTAATTCCTCTTGTTCCCATGGCTATGGGTACAGGTGGTCTACAAGTCCCAGCCCCACCGACATCGTTCTCTGGAACGACTACGGCGATTGCTGCGGGTATTCAATCTTTAACTACACTCTTTCCTCTACAAATTACTCCGGTGACAACTGTCTCTGGTGGTGTTTTAACGTTCACTTCTACTCAACTCTTTATTGAGCAAGTAGAACTTGACACGATTATCGCAGCCGCTGGTGGCACGAGCATTGCAGTTGGTTTGGTTGTAAATACCACACCAGTTGCAGGTTCTTCACCGACGTTTGTGCAGGCAACACCTAACGCAGGTACGCAGATCATCAAAAACGCTACAGCAGCGGCAGCGATGCAAGCGTCCGGTGTGAAGACTACGTGGAACCAACCTGGTGCCACTGGTATTCAAGGTGGCGTTGCCAACACCGTCGCTGGCGGTGGTGATTGGATTGGTTCTGTTCCACTTTTGACAAATGCAATTACTCCACTTCCGAATAATGCATATTTGTCAACGATTGCAACAGGTGCATTCACTAACGGGCTAGTTAAAGTTCGTATCAAGTATACCTTGTACGGCAATATTAGTCAGTAATAAACTATATGTGAGAGGGAGTTAAATGCTCCCTCAAGCATAGAAAGGAAAATAAATGGCTCTTTCAACTAAGACTTTGGATGCCACAGGAAATCAGGTTAATGTCGATGGTGTCTCAGTAGCTTGGGATGCAATGACTAATGCTGTCATTACACCAACTTCAAGACCGAGTATTTCATCGGGAACTGGTGCTCCTACTTTTACGGCAGCGCAAGGTTCTATGTATATCAGGATTGATGGTGGGGTTAACACTCGAGTTTATATTAACACGACAGGTGCTACAACTTGGACTCCTCTAAGTAATGCGGCTTAATTAAATGTCCAAGATAACATTAACCGATCTGGTTAATCTAACAAATCAAACTACAGCGGTAAATGCTATTAACAGTAACAACGCAGTTCTAGAGACTGCGTCTAATAATACTTTGTCTAGAGATGGCACTCAACCTAATACGATGGGTGCTGCTCTGGATATGAATAGTAATCAAATTATCAATTTACCTGTACCGAGTACTCAAAATTCTCCGGCTAGATTGATAGATGTTGTTACTAATCCTACTATAACAATACCAGGCACGGGAACATCAGGACACTTAGTTCCATTTCTAGATGGCAATAATACTTGGTCTGGGACTAATACTCACTCCAGTACAGAAACATTTAATGGAGCAGTTAATGTCAATGGTACTATAACATTACCTGCCAATAATGTTACTAATGCTCAATTAGCAACTGTTCCTGCTAATACAGTTAAAGGAAGTATCGTAGGAGGTACTCCCACCGATTTAACTACAACTCAATTAACTACTCTGGTAAATCCAGTTACAGCGACTACTACCGGTGCTGTTCCTATTCTACCTAATAATACTTCTACCTTCTTACGTGGAGATGGTATTTTTGCAGCACCTGCCTATACTCTTCTAAATACTTTAACAGCAGCTAACGTAGCGACTCTATCAGATATTACCAGTATTACTTCAGCTTATTCTATTTATGAATTGATATTTGAAAATGTTATTCCAGTTACCGGTACTACTAATTTAAATATTCAAGTACATTCTGGAGGTATTTTTCAAACAGGAGCCACTTACAGTTCTTCTGTAACTTTTACTACGGGGGGATCAGCAAGCCAATTAACATCTAATGTTGGTTATTTAATAAACGGTAATATAGGTTCTACTACAATAGGATTGAGCGGTACTGTCAGGATATACAATCCAACAGGAAGTCAATTAGGTAAAATGTATACATCCTTAACTTCACAGCCTAATGCAGGCAATACATTAAATTATGTCACCACTGGAGGCGGGTACTGGAATAGTGCTGCTGCAGTAGATGGCTTTCAAGTATTATTCTCAGCTGGGAATATAGCCAGCGGAGTTATTAAAGTCTATGGAATTATCTGATGTCTAAGATTACTCTTAACAATGTTGCAAGTCTTATAGATGCCACTACAGCGGCTAATACTATAAATGCTAATAGTGCTACTATTCAGACTGCTATGGATAATACTTTATCTCGAAATGGTACTCAACCTAATGTTATGAACGCTGCATTAGATATGAATAGTAACCAAGTTATTAATCTTCCTCTTCCAGCTACAGCCAATTCTCCGCTAAGACTTCAAGATTTAAATAATTTCATAGGAGGTGGCTCTGTTACTAACATACCTGCGGGGGGTAATACAGGAGATGCTTTAGTAAAAAATAGTGGTACTAACTATGATGTGAAGTGGGCTTCAGATGCTAGTGAATTAGTTGGTGGTACAAATATAGCAATAACAGGAACTTCTCCTGCAACTATTAGTACAATAGCTAATCCTGTCTTTTCAACCAGTGTTACAACTCCTTTACTTATTAATACAGGTACACTTACTTTACCTACATCTACGGATACTCTTGTAGGGCGTAATACTACAGATACTCTAACTAATAAAACCCTTACATCTCCTACTTTAACTTCACCTAGTTTAGATACTCCAACTGCTTTAACTCTTACTAATGCCACCGGTCTTCCAGTATCGACAGGTATAAGTGGTCTTGCTACAGGCATAGCAACATTTCTTGCTACTCCTAGTAGTGCTAATTTAAGAACTACTTTAACAGATGAGACTGGAACAGGTGTTAATGTATTTGCTACTTCTCCCGTTTTAGTAACTCCTACTCTAGGTGCAGCTACAGCTACTACTGTAGCATTCAATCCTACTACTGGCGGTATTATAGGCACTACTACCAATGATAATACTACTGCAGGTAATGTCGGTGAAGTTATCTCAGCTACAGCTTCAAGCACAGCTATTACAACTGCAACTCAAACAAATATAACTAGCATTTCTTTAACTGCAGGTGATTGGGATGTATATGGGACTATCGCCTATTTTCCAGCTGCTACTACTAATATCACAGATTTATATTCAAGTGTAAGTCTTACAACAGCTACGTTAGATCAAACTGTCTTCAATTATACTCGATTATCTTTTACAAGTGCGGGTATTGTGCCGGGAACTAACAAAGAAAACATTCTATGGACTGGACCTCGAAGAGTTTCAGTTGCAAGTACTACCACTGTTTTTTTAGTAGGTTTAGCAAACTTTTCGGTAAGTACTATGAATACTACCGGGGGTATACGAGCAAGAAGGATAAGATGACTATATTTAATGTTCGAGATTACGGTGCATTGGGTGATGATCAACACGATGATACCGCAGCCTTTACTGCAGCAATTATTGCAGCTCAGGCAGTGCGTGGCACTGTTACAATACCATCAAGTATATCCCGCTATTTGGTAACTTCATTGCCCCAAGTAACTAGTTCAATTGCATTTTGTGGTGAGCATTACGGGGGCTCGATTATTCACTTGACTGGTACGCAAGGATTGAGTACATTTACCGCAGATCCATTGTTTATCAATGATCTTAGTATTGATGCCAATCCAAGAGCGACAACGATTTATCTTGATGCTCCAGCCGGTAGTACAAATACTGACTCCGTTATCAAAGATGTACATATTGTCAATACCGGCTATGGGCTAGCTATGGGGAGTGCCAGCCGATTTAATGTTGATCATTTAGTTGTTGATGGTGCAGCATCAGCCAGTGTCTGGGTCAGGAACATAAATTTTCCAGATGGAGGTGATGCTACAATCCAAAATAGTATCTTCTCGGGACAGCCTACTGCGCATCTTTATTATGCATCTGCCGGAGATCTTAGATTCCTCAACAATAAATGCAATGGTGGTTCATCTAGCATTCAAATGGCGCTCAATACAGGATCATTAGCAGGAACGGGAACGTTCCAGATTAAAGGTTGTAGTCTTGAGGGGGCAACATACGGTATATTGTTACAGTCACCACAGCGACAAATCTTTGATGGAGTCTATATCGAAGGCAATGAAATTGCTTGTAGTTCCGCTGGTATATGGGTTCAAGTTAATGGAAATTGGTTAGAATCTTTATTGATTACAGACAATATTTTTATTCTAGGAGCTTCCATGGTAGGTTGTGAAATTGGAGGTACAACTGGTGGATTGATTGATGGTAATATTTTTCAAGGTAATTCACAATCACGGGGATGGAATATCGAAGCAGGTTCAGACTGTCAAATTGGAACAAATAAATTATATGGTGGAACTTTATAATGAAGAACAATTTTAATGATTGTCTTAACCGAGTTTTAAAGGATGAAGGCGGATACAGTAATCATCCCGCAGATCCCGGTGGTCCGACTAATTTTGGAATTACTTTAATTGATTATCGCAAATATATTAATTCTAAGGGAACTGCCTTAGATGTAAAGAATATGAGGTTGGAAGATGCCAAGCAGATTTACCGAACCAAGTATTGGGATGCTCTTGGCTGTGATAATCTTGCCTCTGGTGTTGATTATACTTGTTTCGATTATGGCGTTAATAGTGGGCTAGGACGGCCTAGGAAGGCGCTACAGCGATTTAAGTCTCTATCTGGTACTTCTCTTATAGATGCTATAAATGATGAACGTATAGCCTTTCTACGAAGTCTGCATACCTTTCCAGTATTTGGTAAAGGTTGGATTAGACGTGTTGCGGGAGTCCGAGAGTACAGCAAATTCTTAGCAACTAAGAAAGATAATACTACAGGTCCAATTGCTGGAACCGCTACCATCGGTATTGGTGCGGCGATAGCTCAATACTTCCATACTCATCAGACTGCAATCATTATTGGTACGGTTGTAATTGCAATCTTAATAGGTGCTGCAATTCATTACTTCAAAAACAAAGGTAAATAAATGACGACTGCAAGCGAATTTAATGCTGTAATTTCTCAGGACTTAAATAATATCAAACAGTCCCTTCTCTCACTTCACACAGGAGTTTCTTATATGACTGCTCTAATTTCTGCCGCCGTAGCTTTTATAGTTGGTGGCGGTCTTGGCTGGTGGCTCGGTCCCCGCGCTACTACAGGAATACAAACTGATATTGCTACTGTAAAGACTGACATTGAAAATCTCAAAACTAAAGTCGGCGTTTAAACGTCTTTGGCTACAAAGCCAAACCCGTTTACTAGCTCAAGCTCAAGCTATTTCAGCTGCGGGTCTATTGATTATTCCACAGTTAAATGGAATGTTTAATGACCCTGCCGTTCAATCATATCTAGGAAAAATAGAAATGCCGTTGTGGTTTCCGATCTTCTTATTGATACTTGCCGGTGTAACTTATTTAGCACACGGACATAAGGACGATTAATGTTAGGCTGGATACCTTTTATAGGTCCTATTCTACAAGGTCTATTTAATACTGTTAGTAGTGTTTATTCTAAGTTCAAAGATACTCAACTTGGAATGCGCCAAGCCGAAGTATCTGAAGCTCAAATATCTGCTCAAATAATTCATGATACTAATGATGATCTCGGCATCCGTATTCTACGTGATGCCGTTTGTTTACCTGTGGTAGTTTGGACTATGATTATTGGCTGGGATACTATTGTAGTTCATCATTATCCTGATCTGGTTTTCATTGTAGAAAAGTATCCAGATAGTGTAGCTTATTTACCCTATGCTGTACTTACCTTCTTGTTAGGTAATATTGGCATCAATGCTTGGAAACGACGCTAATGCAAATGACTTTACTTGATATGACTCAGAACATCTTGAGTGCCTTGTCTTCTGATGAAGTCAATAGCATTGGCGATAATGTCGAATCACAACAGATAGCTCTCATAATTAAGAATAAATATTATGATATTGTTAATCGTACTCAACTTCCTGAACACAATCAATTAATTCAATTAGAATCTTCACTTAGTTCCATAGCTCCTGTTGAAATGTTTGTTCCTGATGGTGTAACAGAAATCAAATGGATTAAATATTTCAATACCAATGTCTTCGATAATGTTAATACTGCTACAGCTACTCATGGAATCAATGTAGATATTAAACCAACAGTGTTATGGTCCACAACCTCTGTGACCAGTAATACTATTGGATTAGGTTCTAAAACATTTACAGTGATTTCTAGTACTTTACCTATTAAAGTTGGACAGACAGCTACAGCTACATCTGGATCTAATTCTATGACTGGTAATGTAACTAGCTATTCGGGAACTAGTTTAGTTCTTAATATAACTTCAGTACAAGGCTCCGGGACATTCAGTTCTTGGATTATCAATGCTATTTCAATCAGTAATCAAGCTGTTCCTGGGTATCAATATGTAACCATTCTGCCAATATCTCAATTTATCGAAAGAGTTAATACTTTTAATCCAACTGAGATCAATGTTGGAACATTTCAATTTACTAATAATGTAAATAATTTTCCAGGATCTTATACGTTCTATTATAAAAATAATAGACAGCCTACTTATTGTTGTATTCTAAGTAACTTCAATGTTATCTTCGATGCTTATGATAATACTCAAGATTCAACTTTACAGACTAATAAAACGATGTGTTGGGGTAGAGTAGTTCCGGAATGGCAAATGGTAGATAGTTTCATACCTAACTTAGACGATGAACAGTTTACACTTTTACTTAATGAAGCCAAAGCTTTAGCTTACTTTGAAATTAAACAATCCATCCATCCTAAAGCTGAACAAGAAATTAAACGAGGATGGAGTAATATACAAAAGAATAAATCAGTAACTAATAGGCCAACTTATTTTAATGAGTTGCCTGATTTTGGTAGACGTGGCGGTATGGTGACAAGTAGGGCTAGTGACTTTAAGATGAGAGGATGGGATTCTTCTAATGGCTGATAACTACATGATACCTAATACCAAAATGCGTAGTAAGGACCGAGTTTTTAAGCTTGGTATTATAGATGACAAACTTCCTAAGAATAGTACTGGGATGGTAGATACTCGATTGTTTACCGGAGAAAATAGACTTCATGCCAAGATGGACCCAGAGACTTGTTTCTGGTCTTTACAATATGAAACCGGCGGAGCTTTACCACAACCTTTGAAGGTTAACTTTACTACCTTCCCAGCTTTGAAACGACATGTGGAAGATTATTTCAAGAATAGAAATATAGAGATTAAAGAAATCTTGGATTAATGCCGCAGCAAGTACTCACTAGTACAGAAAATAATTTTACTAAAGGTTTAATAACTGAATTCACTGGTCTTAACTTTCCGGAGAATGCAGCCACTGCTACTGATAATACTACTTATACTCTTGTTGGCGATGTTATTAGGAGAGAGGGAATTGATAATGAGATCAATGGTGTAAATAATGTCATATCAAATACTGGAGTAGCTATCTCATCTTATAAATGGAATAACTCTGGGGGTGACGCTGTAACTCAGATTGTAGTTACGCAAGTAGGGAATACTCTTAATTTTTATCAATCAAGTGCAGCTACGGTTGCAGCTCCACTTTCTACTCAGAAATTAATCTCAACTGTAACTTTAACTGCATTCATACCTTTTGGTAGTACTAATAATCCTAGTACTTTAGAATGTCAGTATGCAGAAGGCAATGGTTATCTATTTGTCTTCCATCCTTATTTAGAACCATTCTACTGTAAGAATATTAATGGTGTTATTACAGCTAATATAATAATACTTAAGTTTAGAGATTTTACAGGTGTTATCGAATCAGGTATTCCTGATAATCAGCGTCCACCTTCTTTAACTCCAATTCATGCATACAATTTATTAAATCAAGGTTGGGGACATTATTGGTCTGCTACTTCTTCAAATGCAGCTACAATTGGAGCTCCAACTAATTTTACTTGGACGGTCCAAGCTAATCTTCCTTTAGAAGTTGGTAATCAAATATTAGTTCAGGAAGCTGGTGCTACTGCTAGTATGACGGGCGTAGTTACTGCTTACGCTGGAACTACTTTATCTTGGACTTCAGTTTCTTTTGCAGGGAGTGGTAGCTTTTCAAGTTGGAGTTTAAGTCCGACTGATGGTTATATTTCTACGTGGGCTGCACAGATAGGTAATCTACCTTCTAATTCAGATGTGTGGTGGAATTATAGAAATACTTCTAATGTATTTAGTCCAGGTACACTTATTAATACTATTTCAGCTACTTCAGGTCCAGCTTCTAAAGGACATTTTATACTTCCTTTATTTAATCAAACTAGAGCTACTTTAGCTTTTGGCTCAAGTCAAGTTTCAGTTCCAGATAGCGTTACTAATATAAGACCTAAGACTGGAACATGGTTTCAAGGTCGTGTTTGGTATACTGGGATAGATGCTAATTTCTCCAGTCTTATTACTCCTTACACTTGGACAGAGAAGATTTATTTCTCCCAGATTATTCAAAGCGATAATCAAATTGGTAATTGTTTTCAGACAAATGATCCAACCAGCTCCCAAATATTTGACTTACTTCCTAGTGATGGTGGTGTAATATCTATACCTGGCAGTGGAAGTATTTATAAATTATTTCCTCTGCAGAATGCTATGATTGTCTTCGCAGCTAATGGAGTGTGGTATATTACAGGAAGTTCAGGTATAGGCTTCACAGCTACTGATTATACAATAGTAAAACTGTCTTCTGTAAGAAGTATATCAACTACATCTTTTGTAGATGTACAAGGACTTCCCATATTCTGGAATGAAGAAGGCATCTATCAAGTAGAAGCTGCCAAACAAGGTACATCTCTACTTAATACTCCTTTGCATGTTAATCCTTTGGAAGTAGTTCCTATAACTTTAGGAACCATTCTTTCTCTTTATAATACTATTCCAATTCAAAGTAAGAAATATGCTAGAGGTGCATATGATCCCATTGAGTACGTTGTACAATGGGTATACAGGGATACTGTAGAAACAGATATAACTAGTAGATATACTTATAATAAGATACTAAATTATAATACGGCTAACAAGGCTTTTTACACACATACTATAAGTACTACACCCAGGATAAGTAGTATTGTATATGTCTCTGGACCTGGAGGTTTACCTACTCCTCCCCCGCAAAATAAGTATTTGTGTTGTAGTGGTAACAATGTATTCTTTGCGGATGAACATGACTCTAACTTCGTAGATTGGGCTTCTATCCAGAGCACTAATTATATCTCTACATTTACCACTGGATATAAACTTCACGGTCAAGCTTCCAGACGTTTCCAAGTACCATACATCTATGTCTATTCTAGATTAGAACAGCCCGTATCCTATTACATTCAAAGTCTATGGGACTATCCTTTGAATGCTGATTCGGGCAGATGGAGCACTAATCAATTAATAAATATTAATAGTCCTAACTTTGGCATAGCATTTCGAAGACATCGATTAAGAGGATGGGGTTTGGTATTACAAATTAAAATAACTTCAGTAGATGGACAACCATTTGATATTATGGGCTGGTCTCTCTATGAAACTGCTAATCAGGGCGTATAATGGATCCAATTTCAATCGGTTTAGGTCTTGCTGGCTTAGGTTTAAAACTCTTTGGGGGTGTGGGTCAAGCTGATGTATCTAAACAACAGGCTCAGTTAAGTGCTCAGCAATATCAAATAAGTGCACAGCAGCAAGATATAAGTGCTCAGGTTGCTGGGGTTAGTGGACAGATCGCTGGTAACGAACAACAAGTTCAAGCTCAGAAACAACAACAAACACAGTTAGAATATATGCGTGCTAGTCTACAGAATTTTCGTAATACTCAGCAAGCTCAAGCTAGAAACTTAGTCGGAGCTACTGCAGGAGGTTCTCAATATGGTTCTGGATTACAAGGCGGACAGGCTGCAGCTTCAGCTCAAGGTGGTGTCAATGAATTAGGGCTTAGCCAGAACTTCGGTATCAGTCAGAATATCTTTGGCTTAGATACAGATATCAGTAATAAGAGAATTCAGATTGCTGGATTACAAAGTGAGTCTGCTCTGTTTGGTGCACAATCAGCTAGACTTGGTGCGCAATCTTCTCGATTAGGAGGATCGGCTGCTACTTATCAAGGTCTTTCTTCTCTCGGTGGTGCTGCGCTGTCAACGGGCCCAATTATCGGAGCAGCTTATAAAAATGTAAGTAGTAATCTTGGATTTGCAGGGCCTTATATTTAATGGCACAATTAGATCCTAATCTTATTATAGATAACCAAGACCCTGTGCCATCGCCTCAGGCAACACCGGGTCCTATTTCTATTACCGAGCCTGATGCTCCAGAACAGAATCAAATTAGTCTGGCTCCTTTAGACGCTAGTCCAGCCAATCCTCCGCCACAGCCGATAGCTAAACAACGGGCAGACAAGTTTAATTATACCTTTGGTAACAGTGGGGTAATGGATTCTGCTCAAGTCTACATGCGTATTCTACGGGGTGAAGAACCAGGGATACGCGAAGAGTTCTCTGCCTACTTAGATCAACAGAAAGTTCAGCAGAAGCAACAGATGTTGCTGGATGCTGCTCGACAAAAAGGAACTGGTTTAGACTATACTGATGTCAGAAAGATCTTAGATCCTTTCAATCCTGCTAACAAACCTAGTGATCCTACTTCAGTATTAGAAGAGAATTATGGTAGAACTTATATAGGTTCTATTCATGAAGCTGCAGCTGCTATGAAGGATACTGTATTAGATCGAGCCGTCAAAGATATCCCAGAACAAGTACAACCTTTAATAGATAAGGGAAGTGCTGTTGTTTCTAAGATGGAATATGCGCGTACTTGGCAAGATAATTTAGGTCAGGAAGTACATGAACAAGGTTGGCTGCCTTATCTAGCTGACCAAGCTAAAAGCTTAACTCAAATTTATCCTGAGGCCAAGATGAGGGGTCTAGTTCCAGAAGCTGGTGGCACTCTCGGTGCCGGTCTCCTGCTGGGGAATAACTTAAAGGCACAAGCTGATGCCCTATTACGGATACCTGACTTCGAGACTTTCAAGCTACGCGTCGATGGGGTCCTCAATCCTTTACGCCAAAATAATCCTTCTCTGGCTAAACAGTTTGCTGATTATTTGGTTGGTACTACTTCTGCTCAGCGGTTCCTTGATAGTGCCTTCACAGCATTGGCTCCAGTAGACATTGCTACTGGTTTAAAAGGCGGTCTTACTCTAGCTCGTAATATCTCTGTTTGGAATAGAACCAATCAGGCTATGAAGAATATCGTAGAGTCGGCTGTACAAGCAGGTAAAGATATTCCCATTAAAGCTGCGGCTGCTGAAGGCGCTGGCAATACAGTTGAGGCCGGGGTAATCAGAACTGCGGATAAAGTAAATAAAACTCTCAATGGTACAACTGATTTCTTCCAAGAGATGGTGGATAAGCTACCGTCTAACTTTAGATTAGACTTAGATAACCTAGCCAGGGACTATGATTATTCTCGTCCGGGTGCACTAAGCAGAGAGCAGATGACTCGTCTTCAAGATGGGTTTCTTAAATCTGCTGATACTATTTTACAGACTGCAATTACTGCAGCTAGAGTTAATCGAACTCCTATTCCCTTGGAAATGGAGAATGCGCTACGAGCTTATGGAGCAGCCATTCCAAGTAAGTTTCCCGGTTTGGAAGGAGCCATCTTAGATTTTACTTCGCCGATACGTGAGCCTCTCACCAATACTTGGCATACTGAAGTTCATCTAGGTAATATTGATGGTAGTCTATTCTCCAATGAGAATGTAGCTAGAACTTTTGTTGAGGATACTGGATTAGGCGGAGCTAAGATAGTTCCAACTGAAGGTCGAGTCCAAACTATTCCAGAGCGACTGGTTGGCAGTAAGACTGATATAGCTACTAAGAATAGATTGGAGAAGTCTATTCCTGAAACTGAAGCTGCCTTAAAACAATATATAGCTAGGGCTAGAGTTGCTAAGACTGCTGAAGAGAAGGCTGAGATCTTATCTCATGTCAGTGGCGAAGATGGCATAAGAGCTTTGCTTAAGAGGGATAAGGAAACTCTCAAAGTAGTTAATACTAGGATTGCTAAAGCTCCTGCAGTAGTCGAACAACAAGGTCTTGGTTATAAGGTTGTGGTTGTTAAGCCATACATTGAGACTGATGATCTAGTTCGTAACTATATGATTGAAAGAAATGCTGAAGGTCTGTTCACAGGAGCGGGTGCCAGCAATGTCTCTACTTCTAAGAATCCAATACTTGCTTGGGCAAGTAAGTGGCGAGGTGCCGATGACACCCTGGCTTTGAATGATTCTATTCAACGCAAGGTCGCAGTATATTCCCAGAACTTATTTAAACAGTGGGCTAAAGATGAGCAATCTAAGATCGAGGCAATTGCAACAGGCTATTATAAGAATGATCCTATTACTGGTGTCAGTATTGGTTATTGGAGCGCTAAGCCTAGAGCTATTGCTAACAAAGTCTCACTAAAGCAACGTCAAGTTTGGAAACAGTTTACAGATACTCTGGACTATGCCCGTAAGGCTACTGATCCAGATACACTAGAACGAGGTTACTTCTTTAAGACTCCCGGTGAGTTAGAAGATCACTATCTTAGATACTACAATCGTCCCCCTAGTTTCCCAGAAGTAGAAGCTTACTTCGCTCATGTTAAATTAACTGAGGGTAATAGAATATTCTCTGAGATAGCTGAGTTCCGTAATCGTGCACGTATTGGTACTGAACAGCACCAGATCTCTGTGCTAGGCCCTGGCAGGACTAAAGCTTCATCTGTTTCTGGATACTTCGATGGTATTCAAGAGAAGACAATGCCGCATGGTAAAGATAATATCTTAATCATGGGGGCTCGCAAGGGAGATGAGAAGCTATATAATCTACAGAGTCGTGCACTTAACCCACAGATCTGGGAGAAGCTAGATAAGGATGTTAGTTCTGGTGCTCGTAGAGTAATTAGAATTTATAATCCTGATGAATACCCACTCAAGAATTTCAGTGATGTTGCAGGTGCAGAACGAATTAGATATGTCTTAACTGATAGAGTTGAGACTAAGCCGCTTGATTTCAATCATGTGACGAGACGCGGTGGCGGTCACTTCGAATATGATTATGAGCATTACATCAAGCAAGCTCAGATTATTCCTGAACGAGCTGGCTCGGTAGCTAACGACAAACGTACTAAGTACAATGATCTCTACACTGGAGATCAGACAGTAATGCCAATAGACAATAGAGCTAAAGGCAGAGATATTGCTAGACGTATGGATGCTGTCCGAGTCTTGATTAGAGATAATAGATTAGAGGAAGCTCAGGCTCTTGCTGAGAGGACACTTCCCATTGATTGGGATAAGTTCCACGGTTGGTTTAATCCTACCAGAGATCCTCAAGGTAATATTCTTCCGCCCCGTCTAAGTAAGACTGAACCATTCTATGTTGTTCCTAAGAATAGAAAGATCTATGATATAGATAAATCTCTAGAGCAACGTTATCCTGGTACATTCAGAGATGGAACTCGTGAAGGGTCTGATGCTGCTCAGAATAGAGTAGCCTTTAATTTGCAGAGAGATGCTGATGAGGTAGGTACTATTACCGGCGGCAGGGATAGTTCACTGTGGAAGTATGAACCGGCCAAGATGGTTGATCCTATTCCAACTATGAACCGTGCTCTCAATAGAGCAATCAATAGTACCTATATGGATGACTATAAGATCTTCGCCGTTGAGCATTGGCTCCGCGAAGCAGCGCCATTCCTAAAAGAAGATGAGTCTTCTCTTAGAGCCTCACCATTCTGGAACTTCAATCTAGCTAGGGATGAGACAGCCTTTAAAGCTGGAGCTCCTCATGATGTAGTACAAAAGCTACTCGCTAATAGAATGAAGATTAATCAATTCGTTGGGGTGCCTAATACCTTTGATACTTGGGTTCATAGCATTACCCAACATCTAGCTGATACTGCTTATGAGAGGGGAGGGTTAACTGAGAAGGCTGCCATCATCCCGCTGTGGGCATTGAGCCATGTTCATGATCCTGTTAGACTATTAAGGTCTTTTGCTTTCAACGCTAAGCTAGGTATATTTAATCCAGCTCAGATCTTAGTGCAGATGCAAACTTATTCGAATATTGTGGGTATAGCCGGATTCAGGCATGGTGCCGGTGGCACTGCTGGAGCATTCTTACACGGCTGGGGCAATATCAATAAGACTCCCGAGTTCCTGGTTAAGCTGGATGAGATGGCTTCACATCTAGGCTACGGTAAAGTTGGCGACTGGCTTGAGGCTAATAAACTTTTGAGAGAGACTGGCTTTGAACATGTCGCTGGTGAGTATGCCATGCGAGATAATGTTCAACATAGTTTTATAGGTAATGATTGGGGTAATTTCTTAAATGCAGGACAAGCCTTCTTTAGAGCTGGCGAACGTTCGGTTAGACTCGGAGCTTGGTACACGGCCTATCGGGAATTTCGTGAGATACATCCAACTGGAGCAGTCACTGCTACTCAAAGAGCAGAGCTTCTTCAAAGGGCCGATCTTCTTAGTGCTAATATGTCTCGGGCTTCTAGCTCTCAGTTACACACTGGTGTCTTGGGACTTACTACTCAATTTCTTACTTACCAACTAAGACTGTCCGAACTCTTCTTAGGCAATAGAATAAGCGGAATAGCTAGGACTAGGATGGCAGCCATCTACGCTGGCCTTTATGGTCTACCTATTGCCACAGGCCTCACAGGCTTCCCACTCTACGATGTTTGGCGTAAGGAAGCCATTGATCGTGGTTATGTGATGGGCAATAACTGGTTTACTTCTGCAGTAATGGAAGGGCTGCCTGCGACTCTATTAGCCTTGGCTACTGGTAAAGGTGACATGGAGAAAGGTAACTTCTATAACATTGGTCCTCGCTATGGTATCCAAGGTTTCAATCAATTCTGGTCTGACAATGTCTGGTGGAAGATCATGGGTGGCGCTTCAGTAAGCATCTTCGCTAATACAATTAACAATACCAGTCCGCTAGCTCTATCTATTATAGCAGGCATTAGAGGCAATCCTAAAGAGATGGACCATCCTTTCAAAGTAGAAGATGCTCTGGATATCTTTAAGGAAGTATCTAGTATCAATGCGTCTTGGCAAGTACTAACTGCTATGAATACTGGCAGATGGTTATCTAAGAATGAAGGCTATCAGGGTCAAGTTAGTACTTTGAATGCTTTATTCCAAGGTGCTACTGGTCTACATAATCAGAAGGATGATGATGCTTATCAGATAACTAATATTCGTAAAGCCGAGGAGGAGTATCAGAAGTATACCGAGAAGATGGTTATCAAAGAGATTAGACGTGGTCTACAAGATTCTTCTAATTTAGATCAGAACCAAGCTAATGAATATATGCGCCGTGCCTTCGGTAGAATGGAATGGGCCGGTATGCCATTAGAAATGCGGGCAGATGTTATAGCTAAAGCTATGAATGGCTATGAAACTCAGGCTGATCAAGTCAATCAATACTTCGCAACTTCTAAAGTTCCAGTCAAGAAATGGTTCCAAGGTGATATCCCAGCTACCCGTACTGAACAATATAGAACTAAATTACTACAGGAAAATAAACCGTAATGGCTTCCTTTGACATTCAACCGCCGCAGATAAATCCTCCGGATTGGACTAGAGTATCTCGTCCTATTCAACAACCTGAGTCTATTCAAACTAAGCTTAAAGATACTATTACACCTGATAAATCTGCTGGTTTAGCTTTAGAAACATTGGCAGGTGGAATTGAGTCAGCGGCTAAGTTATACGATACTTCTGAAAAGTCTTATCTCAAAGATAAAGTTACCGAGGGTGTTGATAAGTTAAGAGATGATTATACTAATGCCTATTTAAATATCCGTAATCAACAGCAAGGTTTAATCCCAGCTCAACCACAGACATTAGCTCAAGCAGAGACTCCTCCAGTTCCTGGGGGTCTACAATCCGGTTTAGATAGAGCTACTCAATTAGGTATTGCGCAGGCTCAGAATATGGGCCATGTTAATGATACCCTGTATACCATGAATCTTAATTCTCTGGCTAAGCAACTCCGTGCTCAATACCCAGGTTATAAAGATTACATTGATGATACCATTAAGAATGTCAGTGGAGTTGATCCTGCCAATGCAGTGATGCGTAATCTATTAGAAGATATCAATCGCAATGCTACCAATGCTAAATCTGAGCACGATAAAACTACTGCAATGTTACGGGATGCTGTGACTAGTGGTATACCTAATTCCCCTGTGATGATGGCTCTGTGGAATGCAAATAAGATTACTCCAGATCAGGCCAATGCTTACATCTATAAATATTCTGCCGCAGATTGGCAGCGTAAGCAAGAGATGGCCGAACGGGCCAACGATCAAGGTAGATTATCTGACATACAAATTAAGGCTGAACAATCCTTTGTCAAGAATCTAGCTAGCGATGTTCAGTCTGCTATTGATATAACTCATATAGCAGGTGGCACTCAGACCGCCCAAGGTCTAGTTGATGTAATTACTAAAGCTAATGCCGAAGGAAGTAAAGTAGATCCTATTAAACTTGAACAAGGTCTGATGGGACTTACTGCACTTCGTACTAATTTAATTGCTGGTGCAATACGTAAAGCTAATGACCAGGATGCCAATGGGCAAACAACGGTAGGTTTAATTACTTCTGAAAAGGTTAAGAATCATATTGCCGAGCAAATTAGACCCCTAGATGAATATATTAAATATATCTCGGATGAGAAGCTAGGCTTTGCTCATACTGCGCTACGTCAGGCTACTGCTGTAAGTGAGCAGGATAGTCGTGATTTGCTATTCCACAAGGATGTTGGTAATCAGATGAGAGTAATCCAGTCTGTGGCTAAGATAGCTCCACAGTGGGGAGATGCCATGTATAAGGCAGGTCTCCTAACTAATCTAGATAAGAAATTAATACCGTTATACCAAGAAGGTTTAGGTAGGGCTGTTACTCAGACCGATCCACTTAATCCAGCTAGTGAAAAGGAAGATATCCAGAGAGCTAAGGCCAATGGTCTTAAGCCTGAATCTAGAATGTTTGATAACTATCTAATGATTCCGAAGATTATCGCTGATCCTAAAGCTCCCGATGATGTCAAGCTTAATGTAGCTAAGTATGCCTTCGGCCCTAAGAACTGGGGATTGATGGATGAACTTAAGATGGATTATACTAATTTGAAAGGACAGTATGTTCCAGGTAAGTACTCTGCTTATGATCGTATGTTATCTACTGATATTGTCGATAGTATGTGGAAGCTTCGACAGCAAGGTGGCGAGGGTAAAGTAGCTTGGGATAATATGAAGCAGTGGGGAGAGAATGAATTTCCAGTTCTATTCCGAGAAGATCTGCATAATATATCTAATGCTAATGCAACATATCAATATGCTCCAACACCTACTGCGGCATTAGGAGATAAGGCTCCCTTACCCAAGAAGTTTGAAGTTCATTGGGATAATGAACACAATAAATTCTTAGAACTTCCACTTAATCCCAGTGCAATATTAGATTCAAATGTCTATGGTCGTAATGTTAATGCTATTATACGACGTGTTAACGGTGCGTTAGATCAACTAAGTAATGTTCAATCTAAGGAAGGCGGTAATACTAGTGCCTATGTTCTAAGTGTATTACACAATGCTGATCCTGCTCTACAATCTATTACTCAACCAATGATGAAAGCTATTATATCTTCTCATGACAAGTCTCTGCAGAAGTTAGAAGATACTTTTAATAAGAGTACGAAGTAATGCCTATTGGCTCTAGCGCAGGAGAATACTTCCCCGATGAGTCTGCTCTCTTAGTCGATCAGGCTAAGAAACAGCAGGCTATCTCCATTAGGCCTGTACAAGAACCGTCCTCCACCACTTCTACAATGCCTCTAGGAAGCCCTACGGAGCCCGCTGGTGCGTTAAAACCAGAGGGAGGTACCAATGTACCGGAGAAACCCCCCGAGACTAACTTAACCCCCGAAGGCGAGCATATTAAGTTTCGTACTGCCAGTCCTTTAGTTAATATTACTGATGAAGATATCGAAAGAGGGATCAACATCGGTATGTCTGCTGGTCCGGGCACCATGGCTGGGGTAAAGTCTGCGGCTATAAAAGGTAAGCTAGCTGATCTTGGACATGCTCAAGTCTTAGAAGCTCAGGGAACTCATCCAGATGAAATATGGAGTCAGACTGGATTTACCCGAGGTGCTGAAGGTAAATGGCGTTATGAGATAGACGATAGTAA